CATACATCTACAATTTAGATGGAACTAATGAGAGAAAAGTTACAGCAAGTAATGCTGGAGCATCTGATAGATTTGGGTATGCAGTTGCTGTTGGCGCTAACGTTGCCATTGTAGGTGCTCCTTATGAAGATGCAGACGCTAATAATGCTGGTGCAATCTACAGATTTACTTTGGATGCTGTTACCATAGTACCAACATTTGAAATTGCAAATTATGGAAGTCTAAGAGAAGTATCTATTCCTGGTTTGAGTGGTATTCATAAGATAGATGTTAGTAAGCACTCTTCTATCTTAGTAAAAGAAATTCCAGCAACAACCGTTGGAATAATAACTGATATTTACGTTGCAGAAATACCATCTAATGTTTCTATTGGCAGTTCTATAAAAATTGGCACAGAAGTAATGTCAATTTTAAATAAATTTAACACTAATAGAATTTTAAGAGTACATAGAAATGCTGGTGGTATTCATACCGAAACATCTAAAGTTGATTATTTACCAGAATCTTTTAGTATTAAACTATCCACAGAAGATTTTGAATCTAATGTTAACAGAAGAGTATATTTCAATCCAACAGAATCTGTTGGTGTTGGAACTACTTCAGGTCTTGGTTTAGAAATTAATTATTCTGTTGGAGAGTTGAGTAAGTCTGTTTCTGTAGAAACATCTTCGATTTTTATACCAAATCATCCATTTGAAGATAATCAAAGAGTTAGACTTCATAGACCATCATCTGCTGCAAACCCATTACTTGCGTATGATTCGGAAACTGATACATCAGAGTATTTTCCAGCATCATCAGATTTAACAAAAGATTTTTATATTGTTAATAAAGGTATTGACTTTATTGGATTGGCAACCGCACCTGGAAGAGATCAGGGATTGTATTTTGAAGATAATGGTACGGATAGTTATGAATATTTCTTTGAAATCTTTAAACCTAGAACAATTGTTGATGCAGAAGTTATATCAACTACTGTTACTACATCAGTTGATCATGGATTAGTGAGTGGTGATATAATTAATCTTGAATTAATTTCGGATCAAAACGTAGGAATTGCATTTACAGAAACATCGGTAAATGTAAAGTACAATAACGAATATAACAAACTACTTTTAAGCACAGTTGGATTTGGATCAGAGGCGGTAAATCCATTAACTAATAGAATTACTTTACAAAATCATAAGTATTCTACTGGAGATAAAGTATTTTATGATCATAGTAATAATTCATCTATAACTGGTTTGTCAACAGGTGAATATTATGTTGTTCGTATAGATAAAGATAAATTTAATCTCTCTGAGACATATAAAGATACCATTGCAGATCCACAAGTTGTGGTAAGTTTTGGATCTACTGGTGGAGGATCTCAATCTTTGAGTTTGATAAATCCATCAATTAATGTTACTAAAAATGATACTCTGGTTTTTGATGTAGGTGATGCTTCTTTAGAAAATACAAGATTGGAATTTTTCTATGATAATAGATTTATTAATGAATTTGTTTCTACAGGATCTACCAATCAATTCAATGTTCAAAGAATTGGCACTCCTGGTGCCGGCATTGGAACTAATATAGTATCAATTAGACCTCTTAATGGAATTGATACTGAATTATTCTACTCTTTGAGAAAAGGAACAGAAGTAATATCTTCAGATTTAGATGTTGTAAGTTATTCTTCAATAAAAACAAAGGAAAGTGATTATACTGGAAAACATACAATTATTGGATCTGGAACAACAACATTTAATATTGTTATCAAAAATAGACCAGAAAGAATTTCATATGCTTCAAGTGAAATTAGTTCTCTAAAATATACGACTTCATCAACAGGTGCAGTTGGAGGTATTTCTGAAATAAGACCAGTATTTGAAGGAATTGGTTATGAAAAATTACCAAGATTTACTGGATTTAATAGTACTACTGGAATTAATGCAAAAATTCAATTAGATACCACCAACATTGGAAAAATTAATGATATTAAGATTAAAAATGAAGGTATCATATACCCCTCTGATTTTACATTAGCACCTCAAGGAAGATCCTCGCTAATATGTAATATCATTGATAACCAAGAAATTACAAGAGTTGATATTACATTTGGCGGAAGAAATTATTACACTCCACCATCTTTTGTATGTGTTGATTCTGCATCGAGAAAAGTTATTGAGGGAGTTGCATTCAAAGCAACATTAAGTTCTGGATCTATTACAGATGTTGATATTATTTCTTCTGCGAAAGGACTTGCTAGTGTTCAGCATGAATTATTTACCGTAAATAATACCAATGGAATTAATATTAGATCTTTAACAGCAACTGCGGAAGGTTTAGTTACCGCAACTCTATCAACACCAATAGTTGGATTCTCAACTTTTGCACCACCATTTGCTATTGGTGATGAAGTCTTCGTTGAGGGAATTGCAAAAACTAGTGGAAAAGGATTTAATTCTGAAGATTATGGTCACAAATTCTTTAAGGTAACAGATTATCAACCTACAAATCCTGCAGTCGTTATTTTTGATATAGGAGAAGATCCAGGAGTTGCTGCAGCAATTCAATCTTTTGCTACAATAATTAATAAGAAAGAATATCCAGTCTTTAACGCAGTTCAAGAAAATAGCACCTTTTTTGACAACGAGTCTATTTTATTAAATTATGGTGCAGGATTCTTTAAGAGTGATTATATTGTTGATGATTATGTTGGCACATACATAAAATTAAAAGGAAAGGGTGCAATCCAGAATAACATTGAAATAAAAGGAGAAAAGTCTGGTTCTATTGCAAAAGTAGAAAACTTCTCATTCAATGATGGTAA